GGGTGGACTGGAGGTATTCAATGTGGGTGGACGCGTCTTTCAGAATAGACACCGACCTAAACGACTGGTGGCAAAAATACTTCCTAAAGCCGTTTTCCGTTCCGGCCCACCCGACAAGAAACTGCGTATTTGAAGAGATTGAATCGGCAATTGGAGCGAACAGGGGAAACAGAGAGCAATTATTAGCCCAGTACGACGAATACAGAAAGGCAGGGGTTAAGAGAGGCCAGGGGATAATTACTTCAGGGCTTTTGATGCGGGAGAACACGCCGGAGGTCATAAGACTTTGTGAGCATTGGTGGCAGGAGATGTTCGGCAGGTCGGTAAGGGATCAGGTGGCGTTTGGTAGGATATGGAAGGACTACGAGAATCTTGTTCACCGTTACGACTACGACTATACGTTAAACACTCATTTCAGGTACTTTAAACACTTTAACAGGCGATGATAACCCACCACACACAACTATTGAACTACCTTATCGAACGGTACGGGCTTAAGTCTTACCTGGAGATAGGCGTGCAGAACCCGGCGAATAACTTTGACAAGATAAATTGCCCGTACAAAGAAGGAGTTGACCCTGAAATTAAAAGACGAGGCGATTTATTTGACATGACAAGCGATAAGTACTTTGAGATGATACCTGAATATAGGTTTTTCGACCTTATCTTCATAGACGGCCTGCACCACGCCGATCAGGTTAAGCGTGATTTCGAGAACTCCCTGCGCTGCCTGAATGACAACGGCTTTATCGTTATCCACGATACCCTACCAGACGAGGAACAATACACCACCGTACCCAGGCAGACAAAGAAATGGTTTGGCGATGTGTACAAGTTTGCGATGACGCTGCAATGGAGAACTGATATAAGGTTTGTGACATTGGACGCAGATTGCGGATGCACCATAGTATGGAAGGGGCCATCTGAACCGTCAAAAAGAAGGTACGACCCGAACTGGCCAACGTATTGTGAGTACAAGCGAGAAGCATTACACATGGTAAGCCCATCCGGGTTGGAGGCTGTTCTTGAGTAAGCCGCTAAATAATTTAGTAAAAATCCGTACCTTTGTTGAAAATAACAATATTCTACAATGCCATTCGAGCCGGGCAAATCCGGGAATCCTGAAGGCAGACCAAAGGGGACGCCAAACGTACTAACAAGAACCGTGCGTCAGGCTGTGCTTGATGCTTTTAACGCAATACAGGAGGATGAAAACCATAATCTTGCGTGGTTTGCCAAGAAATATCCAAGGGACTTTTACGCAATAGCCGCCAAGCTGATACCCACCGAGATAGCGGCAAAGGTTGACGCAACCGTGAAAACAGTACAGTTTGAACTCGACGACAGGTATAAAGATTCTGACGACGCCGGTATTCCAGCGTAACGCATGGGCCTACCGGGGAACAAAGCAGATAATCTGCAACGAAGGAGGGTCACGTTCAGGCAAGACTTACTCAATAATCCAGCTACTTATCGGCATAGCTGTTAACGAGCCGATGAAGCGCATATCTATCGTTTCTCACTCCCTACCTCATATAAAGCGTGGCGCATACCGTGACTTTCGAATCATCATGGAATCGGCTGAACTATGGGATGACAAAAACTGGTCCGCTACTGATTTTATTTACCACTTCCCCAACGGGTCATACATCGAACTATTCGGGCTTGAGGACGAGGGTAAGGCCAGGGGGCCTGGTAGGGATATCCTGTTTGTAAACGAGGCAAACCTGATTAAAAAGCCGCTGTTCGATCAGTTGGCTATGCGTACAACGGGTAAGATATTCGCCGATTGGAACCCGGCAGACTTCAATAGCTGGGTTTACACAATGGCTGACGGGGATAATTCAAAGAAGATTCATTCTACCTACTTAGACAACATACACAACCTTTCCCCCTTACAGGTACAGTACATCGAATCTTATAAAGACCTCTCCGATGATTTCATGTGGAAGGTTTACGGATTAGGGTTAAGAGGCGCAGCAAAGGAACTGATCTACACAAACTGGAAGGTAGTAAAGGAACTACCCAACAAGGGAGAGGTGATTTACGGGCTGGACTTTGGATATACGGCCCCTTGCGCTATGGTGCGGGTTGAGATATACGACGGTTGTTTGTACGTTGAGGAACTTCTATATCGGTCAGGTATGACGGTAAGCGAACTTGGTCAATACCTGAAAGGATTAGAGCTTAGAAATAAACCCGTTTACGCCGATGCGGCAGAGCCGAAGTCAATCGAAGAAATAAAGAGATACGGGATCAATATTCTACCCGCTGAGAAAGACGTATGGGCCGGGATACTTCGAGTTAAGTCCATGCCGCTAAACTTCACATCGTACAGCCATAACTTACAGAGCGAAGCCAGCAGCTACAAGTGGAAGAAGGATAAGAACGACAACGTACTTGAAGAGCCGATTAAGATCAACGATCACCTATTAGACGCAATGAGATACGCTGTGTTCACCTATCTTGGTAACCCCAGGAAAGTATTCGCTGACGCTGAGTACTAAAAAAATTAGCATATTTTCACCTTTTGTTGTAATTTTACGCAAATATCCTTATGAATGGCCTTTGATTTATTCGGGCGAAAAGCCAAGGCTGAGCTAAAGCAGATGCAGGAAATGGTGGGCAGAATGGTAGGCCAGCGCTTAAACACATTCACCGTACATCCTACTTACGAAAAGCAAGAGAACTCGCTAAGGTTCTGCGAAACGGATGACGTTTATTCAATCGTCAACCTCATATCCTCCACTGCTGCTTTAATCCCTGTTTATCCTTACATCAAAGACAGCCAAGGTAACGAAACCGATGCGCCGGAAAATGATCCTTTAAAACTACTGGTAGAAAAACCATTTGAAGGCATGAGTTCCTTTGAATCGTACTACGTTCTTTGCGCTACGTTACTCATGCAGGGGGAGTATATTTTGTGGAAGGAAAAGCCGGAACTTGGGCCTAATAAGGGGAAAGTAGTAAGGCTTCATTATATGCCGCCGCAGGATATGAACCACAAGGTGAGCAATACATTCCCCCGAAGGATAGTATCATGGCAATATGCGCCTGACGGTCATGTAGTGTTTGACGATATACCTGCAGAGCAGGTAATCCACGTTAAGTACTTCAACCCGCAGAGGGGTTTTTTGGGTAATGAACTAAGGGGACTTTCTCCACTCACGGTACTTACCAAGCGGCTTACCCGGGTGGATAGCAATATGGACGCTACTGTGGCTCAATTGCAGAATGGCGGCGTTCCGGGGATTGTTTACGAGAAGGGGATGGACGCAAATATTCAGGAAGTCGTAAGTAAGCGCCGTGACAATTTCTTCAAATACCTTTCCAATTCAGCTAATAAAGGCGCCCCGTACTTTTCAGCCGGGGATATGTCATATATCCAGCTTGGCCTTAAGCTGGCTGACCTGGAAGCGGCTGACCTTGCCAAAATCGATTTTAAGAAGCTGTGTAACGTATTCGGGGTATCTGACAGGCTGTTTAACAACGACGCCACAGGCTCAGAGGTGAGCGATAAAGGGGCAAGGCAGGGGCTTTACACGAACGTCATTATGCCGCTTTTGAAGCGGGTAACTGACGGGTTCGAGATGGGCCTTGCTATCCACTTCCCACAGAATAAGTACTGCATAGAGGCTGATTTTAGCGAAGTGCCGGAACTTCAGGTGAATTACACGGACCTTGTTGGATGGCTGGAAAAAGCATGGTGGATAAGCCCGAACGAAAAGAGGGAAGTTATGTTGTTTGAGAAGGTAAACGATCCTATCTTTGATAGCTTTGTCATTCCTTCCGGCGTTCAAACATTAGACGATTTAAAGATGATTGACCAACCAATAGACCCGAACGGAGACTATGGACAAACTGGACAGAGCAATCCTTAAGTACATACCCAAACATCACCGCTGCCGTTTTGAGGAACAGAAAAGGGAATTTAGACGGCAGAAGGAAAAAAGAGAGATCATGGACAGCAATCCGTTAGGCTTATCTATTGAAATCGTGTGGACCAAAGAAGACCCGGATATGTCCGTTTGCCGTTCCTGTGAGAATGTTGTCTACGGCCCTCAGTACCGGATGACGATAAATATGGGTGGTGATATAGTAGAGCCAGCCAGGCCCGTGGTTCTGTGTGAACCGTGTTATATGAAGAATAATGACCAGTGAAGAGCAAAAAAACCTATGGAACACCTTCCACCGATTTTACAAAAGCCGGGTACGGTCATATTCCCCTAAAGTCAACGAAGCCTTAAAAAAGCAGGTAAGGCAGTTTATCGACGCTGTACGTTCGGGTGTCCCACAGCAGCAGGCATTAACAAAAGTAACCTCTGGGCCTATTTTAACCGTTCTCAAGCCCCTCTATCTGGACGCAGGTATAACCTACGGCGCCAAGGTGTTGACGTATTTGCGCAGGCAGAAAGCCCGTATGCCGATAGGGTTTAACCGGCAGATGACGGAACTGATGATACGTTATTTTCAGACGGAATTGCTTAACGACGCCGAGAATATATCCCAGGCTACCCGAGATAAGATTCAGCAGGTATTGATTGAATCCTACCCATTAGGGCGTTCGTTTGACGAGATCGTTTCACTACTCACGGACGCTGAATTTACGGCTATTCGGGCAAGATTGATTGCTAGGACAGAAACAAACACCGCAGCTAATACGGGCGCTATGCTGGCCGCTAAAACAACCGGATTAAAGCTGAATAAGATTTGGATATCCGCTCAGGACGACAGAACCCGGCGTGTGCCAAGGGACGAGAACGATCACCTGCACATGAACGGGCAGATAATCCCCTATGATGATTTATTCACCATTCCGGGAGATGGAGAAAAGATGGCTAACCCGGGTGACAGGAAACACGGGGCTGGGCCGGGTAATCTTTGCAACTGCCGATGTACAATCGGATTTAAGGCTGTACGGGATGCCAGTGGTAGGCTAATCACTGAATAAGGCTGCGAAAGATTTTAGTAAAAAAATTTGCAACATCATTGCATTTCCGTATCTTTACTAAAATTTTTAGTCCAATATCCTATCTTTTGAAAGCGATTTACTCAGTTAAAACGGTTTCATCCGGTCTTTCCTTAAAAGACGTGGACGGTAAACAAGGTATCGTTACAGGGTACTTTGCAAACTTCAACAACCAAGATTCGGACGGCGACATCATCCTACCTGGGGCCTTTGCTAAATCAATAGGCGATACCGGGCCTAATTCGCCAAACCCACGCATTAAGCACCTGATGAATCACCGGGTAGACCAGCCATTGGGGGTAATCAAGGTTCTCATTGAGGATTCAAAAGGTTTGTACTACGAATCGCAGGTCGGATCGCATACGCTTGGTCAGGATTTCATCAAGATGGCCGAGAGTGGCCTTATCACCGAACATTCTATCGGTTTCCGTACAGTTGACAGCAACTTCGACAAAGAAACTGGCGTAAACTACCTTAAATCACTTCAGTTGTGGGAGGGTAGTTCATTGACCGGATGGGGCGCAAACGAAATGACCCCGTTAACCGGGATGAAGTCAATGTACAGCGCCGAACAGATGGCAGAACGTCAAAGGAATATCGAGAAGTTCTGTAAAAGTACGACCGCATCCGATGAAACAATCGAGATGCTTTTACTGCACTGCAAACAATTATCACAAGCTATAATCGAATTACAGGCCACCCAGCAGCCTAACAACACTGGGCAGGAGAAAGATGTAGAGGAGGCTATCAATTTACTCAAATCTTTAAACACTCCTATCCTATGAGTACAGAATTAAAAGCTATTCAGGACCAAGTCACCGAAATCAAAGGCGGCCTGAAAGCACAGATCGAAACAGCTGTAAACGCCGTTGTAGAAGAAAAGGCGAAAGCCCTTGCCGAGAAAGCAGAAAAAATGCTGGAAGGCGTAAAACAATTCCCGGCTGATATCGACCCGGCCAGCCTTAAACAGGCTATGGAAGACGTAAAGACGCTCACCAGAGAATTTGAACGGTTCCAGGTAGACGTAAAGCAGAAGAAGTTTGAGGGCAAAAAGACCTTTAATCAGGCCCTGATCGAGACAATCGAAAAGAACGCAAAAGAAATCGCCAACGTCCGCAAAGGGAACGGTTTCAAGGTTGAAATGGACCTGAAAACCGTAGGCAACATGACCAACTCCGGTAACCTGTTATCCGGTGACGGCGTGGTGACACATACTGGCGCTGTTATCCTTCCGGGTACACGGGTTAACTTCCGTGACCTGATGCCGACCACCAATTCCGGTACACTGGTTTCCGCTTACCACCGTGAAAGCGCCGGTGAAGGATCAATCAGCGCACAGACAGAAGGTTCTGCAAAATCACAGATCGACTTCGATTTCAGCGAGGTTAAAACAACCACAAAGTACATTTCTGGTTTCGCCCGTTTCTCAAAGCAGTTGACCAAGAACCTGCCGTTCCTGTCTACGACCCTCCCCCGCCTGTTGAGCCGGGAGTTCTTCAATGCAGAGAACAGCGCCTTTGCCACCACCGTAACAGGTGCGGCCACCGGTTCGACAACCACATCCGAGACAAACGA